ACACGCGCTTCCGCCGCTCGCTGAGATGTTCGGCCTGCGGAGCGCGCAAGATCCAAATGACTATTGTGGCACCCGGGGTAGCAACAGCCGGCTCGTTGCCGGGTTGATCAGAGCCCGACGCTGACCTCGGCGGCAAGCTGGATCGTTGCCCACCACATGACGCACGACACCGCTAGGATTCCCATCCACCCAATTGCACGCATGGCTCAATCCCCGTCAGATGACGTAACGTAATTCTTGATTGGGACGAGAGTCAACGTGACGGAACTCCGGCTCATGCCATTCGCGGAACCACGCGCCGTCCTCGCGGAAATCCCAGAAGCACGACGTCCGCTCATGCGGGCCGGGCAGCATGAGGGTGAAGCACTCGCCGGCGGGGAGAGCCTCGATCCGGTGGATGTGCGTGGCGGCGATCTCGAAGCTGTCGCCGACGCGGCGCTCGACCAGCTCGCTCGAGCCGTCCATCTGGAACACCCGCTCGACGTAGCCACCGTGCAGGATGATGCTACGAAAGCCGAACGGATGATCATGCGAGTGGCCGCGATCGATGTCCGCGAACCGGTGCAGCACCGCTGGGAACGGCAGTTCGGCGAGGTGCCACTTCGTGAACACGTCGCTCATGGTCTCTTGGTGGATTTGGACCATCACCGCCTCCCTGGCGCAACAATGCGGAACGGCACGTCGATCACCTTCTTGAGCGGCCAAATGCGGTGCAGCGGGTTGCAGTAGTCGAGGATGATCACCCGATAACGCGCCGGGCCCGGTGAGGCCGTTTCAGGGACGCGGATGGGCTGGACATAGGCATCAGCGCCTACCGGGCCCGACAGTGGCCGGGATTGCGTGCCGAGGTCGAAGCGCACCGTCTTGCCATCGAAGATGATGCGCTGCGTGTCCCGAGGGCAGAGCTTATATCGCCGGAATTCATAGGCGATATTGAGGACACCGCCGGGCTCGACATCGGGCGGCCGCGCCTCGGCGAGCAAGCTGTCCGTGGCTGGGTTTCGATCGCCGACCCATAGAGCCAGCAACGCCGATCCTACGCCCACCAGCACCAGCACCGACATGCGCAACGTCGTCATCATCGCGGCGGGCTCCCGTTATGGCCGAACCAGGCGATCACCTGCATGATCTTCTCCGCGAACAGGAGCGTTCCGAAGAACACGCCGAGCATGGTGATGATCACCCAGCGGACGAACTTGCCGACGGTCATCACGGATTGAGAGAGCTTGATAGCTTGGATCAGCTGCTGGCTGCCTTCAGGCCCGAGGCGGGCGATCTGGCGAATGACGTCCACTTCCTCGGGCCGGAGCTCGTCCAGGAAATCCCGGGTCTCCTTGGGGAGGTCTGCGTATTTCTCGGATGGCAGCTGCTGGAAGTGGTCATTGGGATTGAATGCATCGGTCACTGCTTGCCCTTCCAGCCACAAGCCATCGCTCCATAGCGATTGTGCTTCAGGATCTGCTCCGCAGTGCCATCGCTCAGGCTGTCGGAAACAGAGGGGCGGATGGGGGATGCGACGTCGCAGAACTCACCCTTTTGGGTCGTCCCGCATCCAGCCATCAAGCTCGCGCCGACGAACACCGGCACCCATACGATCAACTTCGTCATCGCTGGCCTTCCTCTTCGATATGGCTTTGAGGCGGCCGGCAGTCTGCGTGGCGCGTTCCTGCGCCCTGCCCATGGCCATGAGTTTGAGAACGACGGCGCCGACGGCGACGGCGATTGCCAGCGCGGCGGCGCAATAGCGGCCGACACGAGAGGCGAGGAACCATGCCCATATCGCGGTCATGTCACCTCACCATTGCCTGGAGGGTGCGGAGACGGGAGATGGGCGGGCTCGAACGGCTGAGGCTTGTTCATACCGGCGCCCCACTGCGGAGGGCGCGGAGCTGACTGCGAGCGACGAGCGCAATGCCGGCGATCGAGAGCAGAACGCCGACGACCGTGAGGCCCGTGAACGCATAGTCGATCAGCTTGTTGCCGGCGCCGGCCAGGGGAGCGAGTTTGTCGGTCGTGGCCGAGACGGTCGTAGTGGCCACCCCGATCGTTGCCATGATCGAGCCCTTGCCGCCGCTCGTGGCCGTGGCCTTCGTGTCGGCCGGCAAAGCTTTTGCGGTGCCGGTTGCCGTCACCGGCGTGAGAACCGACGAGCCACGCGACATCTTGATCGCGCCCGCCCTCACCTCGGCCACGCGCCGCGCCCAGCCCTTGCCGAAGGTCGACCAGGTCTTGAGCTTTTTCAGGAAGACCAGCCGCTCATCGCAGTAGAGGTTAATCAGCGTTGGCTGCTGGCGGTTCATGATCGCTTCGATCGTGCGCTCGCCGATCACGCCATCCGGGTTGACGCCAAGCGCTCGCTGCAAAGTCTTCGCCGCCTGGGCCGGGCCGGAGTTCACCGCAAAGTCCAAGACGGCATAGTCGATGCCGGCCGGCAGGTCGTCGAACCGGATCGAGCGCGCGTACTGCGCATCAAGGATGCGCGTTGCCTCGGCCAGCGACAGTGCCTTCACCTCGTTCGGCGTCGCCGACCGCCCGAGCCCCCGATGCGCGCCGAGCGTCGCCGCGGTAATCCCGTACTTGGTCGCACCACCCGGGTCCTTCGGATGGTTCACATAACCGCCCTCGCTGCCAAAGATGAGCGTCAGGCATTCGTCGAGGTTATCGCGCATGGGTTCGCGCTCGCGCTGAGATGCACGTCATGTCTTGTCTCCGAGGGTGGGGATTTCGGGTGCGGTGTTGCCGGCTTGCAATCGACAGAGGCCGGGCTAGGTGGCAGAGAACGCGGCGTCAACAATGCCTGAGGGGCAACATCATGAAGAAGATCTACGAGCGTCCGGTTCTTTCGAAGGGCGCACAGCTGCAGCGCATCGCGGCTATTGCCTGCACGTCCAATCAGCCCTGCTAGACTGATTCAGTGGCCCGCCGGCACAACCTGCCGACGGGCCTACCCCGGCGCCATGATCACTTCTGGGGCGGCGCCGATCGCGTCTAGCAGCGCCAAGGCGTCAGGATCGTCGAAATAGACCTCGGGGTAGTCCATATCGAACCATCGGGCGAACGCCACCGGCTGTGCCGTCAGGAGAGCATAGGCCGCGTCCATCAACCCAGCCTCGATCAGACGCTGCTTGACCACGCTTTTGCGAACCTTCCTGCGGTTCTGAGCCGACATGGCCGCCGCCTTGACCGGATCAATCGTGATCATCGGGCGCCCCCTGCTCTGCAAACCAGGCGTCCGGCCCAATCCCGTGGCCGTCAGGGCTGGAGAAATCTGCTGCCCATGCCGCACGAAGGCTGCGGTCTTCGGGTACATCAGTTGCTTCGATGATCAGATATGGGATGCCTGCCGGGACATCTTTGCGAGCAACCTGCTCTATCGACAACGAGCCAGCAGGGATGAGGACAGCAATTCCGTCTACGGTTGGATAGATCACTCGCTTTTCCATATCAGCCTCCAAAGACGGCAACGTTGATCTCAGCCACGTCGGCCAGCGCAGAAGTCGTGCCAGTTACTACCCGTAGCTGAGTAGTTGATTTGGTACTCGCTCCACCGGCATGCGTTCCTTTAACGCATCCCATAGAATTTGGCGTTGTTGCAGCTTGAGAAACTACGGTAACGACCGGACAATAGCTTGCATTCGGCAATGCAGATGCGAAGTTTACAGTATAGTCACCCGTTCCATTGTCCGTGATCGACGAAACGTTGAACGATGACGCTATGGCTACAGTACCGGTGCCGTTGAAGTTGACCCATGCTTTCGCTACGCCGGAGCCACCGCCAGAAGCCGCAGCATAGGAAGGGTCCGCGCCGGAGCCGTTCGACGTGAGCACATACCCGCTCGTCCCCGGAGAGAGGCCTGTCCAGCCACTCGCTCCCCGGTAGAAGATGCTGCCACGCGTCGAGCCAAGCTGATCGAGGAGCGTCGACAGGGGGACGTCAGTCGGGACGGCCGTGCTGCCGGAGACATTGGCTTTGACGGTGCCCGCTGCAGCTGGCGCCAAGGAGACAGTCACGTCGCCCGAGAGCGCCCCACCTCCAGTCAGACCAGTGCCGGCGATGACCTGCCGGCTGGAGCTGACATAGACGCCGGAGCCGAAATACAGAACCCAATTGATCGCCGTGGTGCCCAGCGTGCCGCCGGCGTCCGCCGTGCAGTAATAGGCGAAGTCACCCTGCGTCGAACCCGTCTGCACCCAGACATTGGCGCTTGGCACCTCCAGCCAGCTATCCATGTCGGCAGCGCGCGCCCAGGCGCCTGTTGCGACGACATAGATGCCATTCTGTGCCGCCGTGGTCTGGTTCTTGACCAGCACCCGGTCACCGGCGACGCAGGAGATGCCGTCGATGGTCTGCGCGCCCGATAGTGTGATGTTTGCCGTGGTCGCCGCCTTGACCGGTGCCTTCGGTGACAGGCCGGCAGCCATGCTGTCGACATACTGCTTGCTGGCCGCATGCATTGCACTGGTCGGGTCTGCGTGCAGCGTCAGGAAGTTCGTCAGCGTTCCGCCGCCCAGGGACAGGGCGCCGAGCGTGACCAGCATCGCCGCGGTGTTGGCATCATCAAGGAGCGTCAGCGCGGCAGCAGAGACGGTTATGGTCGACAGCGACTGCAGCGAGGCGTGAAAGGCCTGCACATTGGTTCCGATGACCAGCCCGAGGGTGGACTGGGCGGCGGCCTGATTGGCGTCATCGATCAGCGATAGGCCGAACGTCGACGGGACCGTGCTCGCCTTGAGCAACTTGCCGGACGTGCCGTTGAACAGGACAAGCGCCCCATCCGTCGCCGAAGCAGGGCCGACGACATCGCCGGCACCGAGGCCGTCGGAACCCTTGTTGCCCGTTCGGGTGAAACTGAGAACGAGCGGCGCGCCATTCGTGAAGGTGCCCGCGCCGCCTACCGGCGTGACAGGGACCTTCCGGTAGCCACCGCCATCAATTACGGAGCCCGTGACGATGAACTCAGCAAAGGACGGGATGTCCGTGCCGTGCTGGATGAAGATCGAGCCGCGATTAGCGGTGTTGGTGCTGTCGTCGAAGCTGTCGAGCCATGCGGTGACGTCGGAACCGGTAGCCCCCTCGTTGTCGATGAACAGGGTGGTGACCGAGCCGAGCGTCGCATTGTTGAAGGCGACGACACCGGGGCCTGGATCAGCGTCGGTCGTCGTTGTCGAGAAGGCAAAGCGTCGACCCGGCAAGAAGCCATCGAGGCCGGCCGGGATCTCAAAATTGAGGACGGCCGCCCCAAGGGTGCCGGAATTCGTGACGGATGCTGGCTCGTCCGCTGCCACCGACACGACGGTTCCGATCGCCACGGTCGCCGCGTCGCCTGCATCACCCTTGTCGCCCTTGTCGCCGATACGCTCGGCGCAGAACATGACCGCGTCGCCATTGGCGAATGGGTTGGCAGACGAGCTGCCGAGCACGCTGATCGACAAGTTGCGATAGCCGGTCGGCGAGGCAAGCGCGCTCACAGAAGCGAGCAGCCACTTGGTCGGATCCGACGTCTTGAAGATCCGGATCAGCGCCTTGGTCGGGTTGGTCGATGCCGCGAGCGTGCCGAGCACGCTTGTCCAGTCGGTCCCGTCCGCGGCCGTGAGGTCGAGGCGCAGCGTAGCGGCGATGTTCTGGGTAGCATTGCTGAGACGCATGAACCCGTTGCCAGGGTCCGCATCAGTGGTCGTCGTCGAGAACACATAGGGGATCGAGATGGCGCCACCGGCCGAGCCAATATTACCCGATAGGGCGGCGCCCATGGCGAAGCTGGCACCGTTGGCCCAGGTACCGCCGGAGGCGACATGAACCAGGCTCAGCTTGCGATAGCCCGTGCCGTCGACGACTGAGCCGGTGACAATGAACGAGGCCCATGCCGTCGGCGTCGCGATGCCACGAAACGTCAGGATGCTACGGCTGGTGGACGAGGTGTCGTCCAACCCATCCAGCCAGGCCGCGATCGACGCGCCGCCCGCTTCGAGATTGTCGACATAGGCGGCGGTGACCGAACTGATCGTTGCGTTGTTGAACCGGAAGACACCGTTGCCGGGGTCTGCGTCGGCGGTCGTCGTCGAATAGGCCATGGCAAGGCCAACGATGGAGCCATTGGCACCGACGTCGCCCTTGTCGCCCTTGGCCGTGAAGCCGAGCACGCAGGCGGCGTTGTTGGCCAGAGTGCCGCCGGACGCGACGAACACGACGGGGACCGTCACCCATGCGCCGTTGTCGGTGATCGAGCCGGCCACATCGTACTCGACGAAGTTCGCCTGGTTCGAGCTGTCGGCGACCTTGATCCTGCCCTTCAGGGCAGAGGTGCTGTCGTCCCAGCTCGCAATCTCGGCCGCGATGTTCGAGGCGTTGCCGTCTGTCTCCGAGATGAAGAGAAGGGTCGCGCTCGCGGGCGTGGCGTTGTTGACTTTGACTTTGCCCGCAGAGGGATCGCTCGAGGTCGTTGCCGTCGACCAGGCATAGGGGAAGCCCGTCGCCGCACCGGCGGAGCCCTTGTCACCAGAGACCGTCGCGACCATCGAGATAGCATCGCCATCCACGAAGGGCGAAGCCGAGGATGCGCCGATGACGCTGACCGATATATTGCGGTAGCCCGCCGGCGTGGCCTGCGAGGTCGCCTGGAAGGTCAGCCATTTCGACGGATCGGCGGTCTTGAACAGCCGGATCAGGCTCTTGACCGATGAGGACGATAGCGTCAGCTGATCCAGCAGCGTCGCCACGCTGACACCGCTGGCATCAGCCAGATCGGCACGGATGATGGTCGCGGCGTTCTGCGTGACATTGTCGAGCCGCAGCTGGCCGGCTCCGGGATCGGAATCGCTCGTGGTGGCGGAGAACACATAGCCGACCGTCAGTGCGCCGGAGACCTGCAAGCCGGCCTCAATCGCGGCGATGATGGCGGCAAGCTGCGCGTTGGCGACGACGGTCGTCGACCAGGCGGCACCGGTGCGGAGGATGAGATAGTCCGCCGTTGCCGCAACAGTCGTGCCGGGCCAGCCATCGGCGAGTACCAGATTGAGGTTGTCCGTGACGCTGTCGATTACAGCCACGGTGCCGTTGATGACGAGCGTGTCGCCGGCCTTGACCTGCGACAGCGCCGCGGCGCCAACCAGCACGACGGCAGTTGAGCCAGACGTGACGGAGAGCGTGCCGGCGCGGTAGTAGCTGTCGATCATCTGGAAGGCTCCAATTCGAGCAGGGCGGCTTCAATGGCGGCGGGTGTCGGAGCGACGCGGATCGCGGCCTGTGCGCGCTGGCGCTGCACTTCCACTTCGATCCGGTTGGTATTGGCCTCGGCCACCTTGCCGAGGACTTGCTTCGCGAGATCCAGCAGGGAGACGCCAAGCGAGGCGCTCTCGGCCTCCAGCAGCGGCGCCAGATCGGCATCACCACCGGAGATCACCACCAGCATCGCCTCATGCGCCTTGGCCGATCGCAGCGCGGCGATGGCCGGCGGGGCCTCATCGGCGATCTTCTCGGCGACGAGAGCATCCAGGCGCGCAAGGGCGCTCGCCCGGAGCGGCTCCAGGTTCTTCTTCAGGCGAATTTTCAAAGGGTGGCTCCTACGTCGCGAACGCGAACAGGAAGAGGCCCGCAGCTGCGAGCGTGGCTGTTGCCGCCAGAACGGGAGCAAGCCATTTCGGATTCGAGGGGTGAGAAGTTGACGGCGGCGAACCAACTCCCCGTCCCGCCACGCCTGCATTTCTCCTCGAGCAATGTCGACCCGCACTTCTTCACCGGGAAGGATCAACATGTCAGGACGCCGTGATCTCGGCCGACCAGGGCATGAACGGAAACTGGTCGAAGACGACCCAATAGGTCGCCGGCATCTCGGCAGTCAGCTCGAGCAGTCCGTCTTCGATCGCTACCGGCTCGCCGTCGATATGGACGACACACGGCACCGGCAATCCGGTGATCTTGACCTTGCTGCGCTTGTCGGCCGGGATCTCGGTGCGGTTGATGGTGATCGGCGCGACCGGACGGGCGACGGGCTCGCCGTCGACGATGTAAGTCGCCTCCGGCGACATCGAGTCCGGCACGACCACGAAGGTCAGTCCTCGTGAGCGCAGGTTTTCAAGCTCCTCCGGCGTTATCGCGCCGCTCTGCTGCTGCGTGATCCGGCCATCTTCATCGTGGTAGAACAGCTGCATTAGGTCATCTCGTTGTCGAAGATGTTGTAGGAAAACGTTGCCACGCCGCCGGACTGATTGATGATCGTGAAGAAGTTGCCGCCTCGGCGATATGTCACTTCAAAGCCCCGACCCGGCCCTGCCACTCCATTCCCTGCGATGAACCGATCGACGAAGATGAGAGGCAGCCCGATGAAGGTCTTCGGAAGGGCGATATTCGTGCTGCTGCCGGCCGGCCGATCCAAGGCGATCCCGGATAGGAGGGGCCTCAGCCGCTTTGCCGCGCTGTTGAAGACCAGGTTCTCCGGTGCTGCCGTGTCGACGTCAAAGCCGGGCTTGGAAAACTGGATGACAAAGCCGGAACCGCGCTTGCCGATATGTCCGCGCTTGGTTGGCATGAGGGGGCCTCAGAAAGTCGGCAGCGGACGGTCGATGACGATGATCGAGACGTTGCCCCACGCCTCTTTTCCCCACCTTCGGATCGATATCTTGCCGGTGCCCGAAGACGTCAGGGCGATCGAACCATCCATCGGGTAACTGTTGCCCCAAGTGTTCACGATCTTGTCGGATGGCAGGGTATAAATTTGGTCGTTGAAGGTCGTGTTGAAGGTCGCGAAAAAGAAGACGATCGGGAAGTAGCCCTTCCACGTGTAGGAGAAGTTGATCTCCGTAAAGACGTTGTCCGTTGGGGTGTCCGCCACCCCCTTCTGGCTGGAAGCGGGGGAGAACGTGTTGTTGATCACCGTGAATTCATCGTCCGAGCTGAAGGCCATCTGTGCCTTCGCGCAGGTGCGAACGTCAAAACCCGGCCGCGAGGCATAGAGCCCATAATCCGAGCCGCGCTTCCCCATCATCAGTCTGGCGAGGGGATGCGGGTCCGTGCCGACGGCATCGATATCGCGTGCCGGGATCTTGAAGACCACAGCCACCATGATGACGCCGATGTTGTTCGTGCCGATGGTGTAGAGGTCCAGGCGATCCTTATAGGCCTGATAGGTGACGGTCCGCAGCGTCGGCTCGATCCAGTATAGAATACCGTTCGCGTTCCGATTGAGGAGAAAGCACTTCACGCACGGGACGTAAGGCAGCTCCGGGAAATAGAGGGTTTTCGGGTTCGGGACGGTCTCGAAGCCACTCCCCGACGGCGGATTTGGCGGGCGATAGGAGATCACCGCATGGATGTTGCCGGCGAAAGGCCATGCCGTGTCGAAGTCGAGCTTATCCCGGGCAAGTAACGGGTCGGAGGCATCGAAGCCCGGCTTCGAAATGCGGGCGCGGTAGTCGCCAGGCGTGAGAGCGCCCGCGAAGAGGCGGCGTGTGGCGACCATCAGGGCTCCGTGAAGATTAGGCTGTCATTGCTGAGGTCGAGCTGCACGACGCTGTTGGACGACTGCAGCTTCATCTTCTGCGCGACCAGTCCGCCACCTTGGACCGAGAACGGAATCACGCCAGTCGTCGCGTCGCCAATAACGAACTGATCTGCCTTGATGAAGCAGCGCGCCACCCCGTCGACGATCTCCAGCATGAAGCCCGCGTCCCGCCAGCTGGGCGTCCCGGCCGTTCCAACATTGAGGTAGATCTGGAACCGGGCGGTGACCCCGGCCGGCGCCGATACGGCCTCGAACTTGACGAAGCCGCTCGCCGTCCCCTGCTCAGCGATCGCCTGCACAGCTGTCACGGTGGTCGCGAGAGCACTGTCGGCATCCGCCCGCGCTGTCGCCTCGCTCAGGATCGCGGCCTGGTTCGCGTCGCTCGACGCTGCGAGCGCGAGGATGTCCGAGGCCAGCGCTGCGTCACCCTCGATATAGGCCTCCGTGATCCGCATTACGGCGGCGGAGATGTTGCCGCTGAAGGCCGCCACGCTTTGCCGTATCGATTGCCGCTGCAGGAAGCCCTGCCCGGCCTCTTCGGCGGCCGTGAGCGCCGCTTGCTCAACCAGATCGAGCAATCGGTCCTTTAGGGCCTGCAGCGAGCCCTGGGCGTCGTTGGTGATCAGCGCCAGTTCGTATTTCTGCTGAGCCGTCAGCCCTTCGTCGATATCGGGCGTCAGGACATTGAGCCAGCCCGACCAGGAAGTGTCGCGCGGTGATGCCGGACGATATCGGCCACGGGCCTGATACTGGGTGCGGCCGAGGATGTTCTGCGAGATCAAGATCGAGCCTGCATCGTATCGGTCGGTTTCGCTCTGCAGGATGACCGTCCCGTCGACCGCCAGGCGGATCTCGAACTGCACACCGTCGACGTCGTCGACATTCGGATCCCAGGCGAGGCGGATGCCGGCGCGCTGACCGCCCGCGTCACCGGCAATGGTGACCGGCGTGGCCGACCAGTCGATGATGATCTGCGAGGCCGGCGGCAGGTTGAGCGTCGGCGCGATGACGATCGGCGTCAGGGCACCCGGATTGTAGTCACTCGGATCGACCTCCGTCAGCGTCCACCCGCTGTTGAGGGTCGGCAGATCCTGCACGGCATCAATGCGCCAGAGCTTGTTCGTATAGCGGTTCCGATCGCTCGACCAGGACACGAAGTCGTTCGGCTCGAAGATCGAGCAGTAGGACGGCATGGGCAGGTTGTGACGGCGGAAGCGGCGCGATTCATCCCGCGCCGCCTTCATCAGCCGCTGCACCTGCGTGCCCGAGAAGACGAGCGCGTAGTCGACATCGACCGCCTGCCGGCGCCCGCCATCATCCGCCTCGAGCGTGAGCGAATAGAGCGGTGGCGCGTCCTTCTGCACCCAGCCTTCACCGGGTTCGATGTATTTCGCCGTGACGGCGTTGACGGCCTGGTCCAGAGATGGGAACGGCTCCAGCGACTGCTTGTCCGAGGTCAGAATATCGGCATCGGTGAAGGCAAACACCGCCGAGCCGGCAGCGCCGACATGCGGCTTGTAGACCCCGCCGACCTCCGCCAGTCGGCCGTTGCAGGCCTTCATCAGTTCCGACAGAACGTCGGACGGAAATGCGTCGAGCGTGATCTCGCCGGCGGCGCGAAACTGCTTCTCCGTGCCCGAGCCGATGGCGGCAACAAGCTGGTCGCACTCATTCGCCGCCGCGGTCCAGACCGACAGCGGCAGCTGTGCGGCCGAGACCGTCTGGGCGCCGAAGAACCATTTGCCGTCGAAGCGCAGCCCGCGAACGATGTTGTAGGCATGTACGATCGGATTGTCGGGAGAACCCGTCCAGGTCGACGGATCCGTCCAGCGCTGTGAGCCGTCGCCGCCGGCCGAACTGTCCGCGCGCCAGTCATACAGCGGGATGCCATCGACGACGAACTTGTACTGCGGCAGGCCCGACCAGAGTTTGTCGTTGAGCCTTGCCGTCATGACGACATAAGCGACGCCCTTGCCGACCCGCGTGTTGAGATAGGGGTGCGCGGAGCCTGCGAACTTCTCAACCATCAGACTGTCAGCAGTGGTCTGACGACCATCGTAGAAGCGCACCATCAGGTGGTTCTTGTTGTCGTTGCGATATTCGGGGATCGCGATGCCGATGCCGCCAGGTGTGGCGTTCGGATCCCAGGTCACCTTTTCACCGCCAACCCAGATCTCGGCCAGACCCTGCACCGGCAGGTCAGAAAGCGCGATGACCATCGACAGATAGGCGTTCGGCGTGTTGTCGATCTCGCCCCAGGTCCCGGCATAGACGAGTTTCCCGCCGGTCATAGCGCGGCCCAGGATGAAGCTGCGCGGCACGGCGCCGCCGCTCTGCAGCTTGCCGGACATGCCGCCGACGCCCTGCTGCGGCTTTTTGCCGAACAGCGTCTGCGACAGGTAGGACAGCCCGAGCCCGACAGCGAGATTGATGCCGGCAGCGACCACGGTCGCGAGCGTGCCGGTCAGGCCAATGAAGCCGGCAATTGCGGCGCCGATCGGCAGGGCCTGGGCAGGCTCAATCGCGCCGGCGAGAAGCGCCAGCGCGACAAGGATCGCAGCGATGAATTGCATGTCAGGGAACCCGGAACGCCTTGGTCACCATCGACCGGTCGACACTGCCCAAGCCGTCCGGCCGCAGCACGGTGACGCGCGGGCCACCGTAGATGCCGAGCGACCAACCCTCGGCCGTCTCGATCGCGGCGATGTCGCCAACGGCGGCGCGCACCGGGTGGATCTCTTCGAAGAAGCTGGCGGCGACAGCAGGCAAATCCTGGAAGCCGGCGCGTCGGATTGCCTTCATGGCGCCGACGGCATCGTCATAGCCGCCGCGGAAGCCGAAGCCGAGATCAAGCCCGGTCATCGCCTTGACGCAGTCTGCAACGAACAGGGCGCAATCGCGCTCGCCCCAGCGAAACGGCTCGCGCCGGGTCGTCTCGATCGCCTCATGCAGGGCGGGCCGCCAATCATCGCGACGCTGGATCGGGTTCATCGTTGACCAGCCTTTTCCTGCTTCTTGCCCCAGAACAGCGTCCACTCTCCGGCAACCCCGGTATCCCGATAGAAGTCGTCATCCGACTTGCGCAGGATCTGGCTCTCATGCGAGGCCACATCCGGGTTCTTGCGGCGCAGTTCCTGCGTGGTCGATGTGCAGGAGAACGTCACCGTGGAAGCGCCGCCCTCGGCCGCCGTCTCGATCGGCGCCGTGTCCACCTGGCCGAGGAAGCGGCAGCGCGCCGGCGCCACCTGCACCATTGTCACCGGGTCGAGATAGACGCGGTGGATCTCGATCGGCGCATTGCGCGCGTCATAGGTCCGCACGGCCTCCTGGACGCTGTCGTCAATCGCCGCCAGCACCACCTCGACCTCGCGCACCGAGATGTCGGAGATCAGCGGGATCTCGCCGACGCTGATCAGCGCATCGCCGAGGAACGACCTCGCCTCTGTCGCGCCGGTGCGCGGATTGACGACATTGAAGGCGCCCGGCCCGGCATCCATCCAGTAGCCCAGTGAGACAGGGTTGCCGGTCAGCCGGTTTTTGACCGTCAGGGACACCAGCGTGCGAGCGACGACAGTGCCGGCCTGGATCGCGGCCAGCTCGGCAGGATCAACGTCACGCATCAGACCACCTGCACGGCTTGCAGGGAGATCGAGCCAATGACGCCATCGCCATTGCCATCAAAGGATCCTGGCACCAGCCGCATCTCAGCCGCCGGCCGCTTCAGGGTTACATCGGCATTCGTTGCCGCCCCCGCACGCAGGTTCGGCACGACCTCGAATTCCGGGGTAACGCCGCTGCCGTTGGCCACAGCCGAAGCTGCCGCGATCCGGTGGAGAGCCCGCCGGCCGGAACCGAAGTCGAATGACAGATAGTCGCCGCGCGACAGCACATAGCCGGCAGGAAGCCCCTTCAGCGACAGGCTCCGGCCATCGGCGCCAAGGCTGCTGATCTTGACCGCGCTGGCACCGAGCAGCACCCCGTCAGGATCGAGTTTCGGATACTGTCGCATCCGGTCCCAGGCATAGAAGCTGCCACGAGACCCGCCCATCTGGTCGATCAGGGTTTCGATGTCGAGCAACTGGTCGAGCGTGAGCGTCGAGCACTGCGCCTCCATCGTCCAGAGCGGCGACCGCAGGTCGGCGACGCGGATAGTGCCGCCGGCCTGGCCAGAGGTCTCCTGGCCATAGCTCAGCGCGAACTTGCCGCTCGTGATGACGAGTGCGGCCATCAGATCCGTATTCGCCATCAGCCGCGCCCCTGGAACTGCCCGCGGACCTGCGCCTTGGTGACCAGGCCGGGGATCTGCTCCTTCAGCGCGCGGTCCCGGCGGTCAAGTTCGGCCTTGAGCTGTGAAATGGTGTCCTTGTCGGCATTGCCCTGCACGGTGATGGTCGTCACCGGCGCGAAGCTGATGACGTTCGAACCGCCGCCCCGTCCGGTGCTTTCGACGCCGAGGCGGCCGCCCGGCAGGCGCCGGAGCGGCATCACAGCTTCGGGACCAGCCTCGCCCATCAGGCCCATCCCCTTTGCCATCGGGAACACGGTCGGCGTGTTGACCACCCCACCATTGGCGAAGGCCGTGACCCTGCCGCCGGCGAATGCCGCGCCGTTGGCGAACAGGCCACCGGTCCCGCCGATGGACATGAACCCGCCACCACCTCCGCCAATTACGCCGGCGAGGTTGCCCCAAAGGTTGGCGAACAGCTGGTCCGTCGCCATGTCGACGAGCTTTTGGCTGATGCGATCGAGAGCATTGGAAGCCGCATCCGCCAGAGAACCCCATAGCCCACGGCCGTCTGCGATGCCGGACCGGATGTCCTGGAAGAAGCCCTGGAAAGTCCCCTTGGCGAAGTCGTAGGCATCGCGCAGCTTGCTGGTCTCGACCTCGAGAGAGGCCATGGCAGCGGCCTTCTCCTTCAGGACGGATATCTGGGCAGGATCCAGCGTCAGGCCGGCCTGCGTGGCACGGTTCAGAAGCTCCTGCTCATAGCGAAGCTTGGCCGCCGCCTCTGCGCTCAGCCCAAGGCCCGCAGCCTCAGCACGTAGTGAAGCGATCTTGGCGTCGGCGTCCTGGACAATATCCTCGAACTTCTCGCCGTCAGTCTTGCCCCGCGACTTCTTCTTTTTCTTGTCGACATCGAGCATCGCAGCAGCGAGCTCTTTCAGCTTTGCGGTGCCGAGCGAAGCGCTCTTAGCCACGGCTCCGTAGATGTCGCCAAAGGAGTCTTGCGACATGATCTCTTCGATGCTGGTCCTGTGGGCAGCATTTGCCTTTGCCAGCCGATCAGCTGCCGGGTTCGCAAGGCGATCGAGCTGCAGGCTGCTGCCGACCTTCGCGACGTCGACACCAGGGATGGCGTTGATCTTGTCGATCAGCCAATCGATGCTCGCGCCGGCGCCGGAGATCAGCTTGTTGATCCCGTCGATGGCGAGATTCACACCGCCGATGACGGCCGCGCCCATCACATCTCCGAAATTGCCCCAGAGGAATTTCAGGTCGGCGTAAGCTGCTCTGAACGAGTTCAGGACGTAGTTGGCGGCCGTCTTGGCCACGCCGACGATGTCGACACCGAAGATCTGGGTGAGCTCGTCGCGGAAAACGTTGGCGGCCGCGACCACGGCAACCATGCCGAGGATGAGCGCGGCGGCCGGATTGGCGGCGGCCATAGCAGCGGCGGCTACCGTCGCGGTGACGGCAAGGCGCGCCATGAGGGCGATCAACTGGACGACGCCCGCGACCATCGCCGGGCCGTACAGAAGTGCCAGGCCGGCGGCGGCGGCGACAGCATAAGGCGCGATCGGCTGGATCGCGGCAGCCAGCGTGCGAAGGACCGTCGAGCCCAGCTTGGCCCAATCGACCATCTGCAGACCGGCGGCCGCCAATGCGGTCAGAGAGATCACCGCCAGGCTGATCGGCGAGAATACCGATGCGAACGCGGCCGCCAGCCCATGCAACGGGCGCTCCATGGTGGAGATCACCGCAGCAAGCTGTGTGCCCTGCTGCAGACCGATCTGCATGGCGCCCATGCCCGCTTGAGCCGAGACGGCAATGTCCTGGAACTGAGCGGCGATGTTGGCCGTGTTCAGATTCGACGCCGCCTTCACGTTGGAGTTGGCGGCAACCGCATGAGCGCGCATGGCAGCGGTTGCCTTAGACGCCGCGGCCGCCTCGGCGCCCAGGGCGGCTGTCGATGAGCTGATGCCCCGCGATGCTGAAGACGCCGCCGCTCCAGCGTTCTTCGTCGCCCCGGACACCCCTTCAGCGGCAGCCTGCGCGCGCTTGGCCGCGTTCGTGAGCTGGTCGAGGTCGCTTGCACCCTTGGCGGCGGGGGAACTGTCGACCTCGATACCGAGAGAGGCAATGTTGGCCATGCTATTTCCTGTTGGGGGTCCGCTCAGCCGCTTCAGCGCGCTCCCTGGCCACGGCGGCGAGGTAGGCATCGTCCATCGATCGAATGATCCGGATCTCTTCGCGCCTAAGGATGTCGCCGGTGAGCGTTATCCAGTGCGCCATTTCCGTCATGGAAAGCGGTTCGGCGCCGTTGAAGCCCGCTGAGAGCCCGGCCCGCATGCTCCAGAACCAGTCGAAGAGGTAGGAGAAGTCCGGGTCCAGAGGATCGGGCTCCTCCACCGGCAGTCCGAACCGAGCCAGCCGCTGCCGGCGCGTCTCACCGCTGTCATCCGCGAAGTTCAGCCGAACATGCGCCTCGACGTGCGAGACGAGCAGCGGCCCTAGTTCCCGAAAAAAGCGGCTTCATCTCCAAGCGCCGTGTCGATCTGCTTGGCGACCCAGGCGACCTCGAGAAGCTTGACGACGTTCATCTTCGTGAGCGGCGGCTCCTTGAGCTCGCCGAGGGACAGGCCGTCGTCCCAGTGCCAGCCGACAATCGCGGCGGCGAGAAGATCGACGGTGTTGTCCTCGATCTTCTCCGCGGTCATCTTGGCACCCCGGAGGGCCTTGTTCTTGATGGCCCGCTCGACCGCCTTGACCCGATCGTCTTCGAGGCTGACGCACTCGATCTGAAGACCGATAGGGGCACCCGTCGCGGGGTGCTTGATCTGGACGATGATGGTGTTCGGCTGGATTGCCAGGATATCCATGCTGTTCTCCGAGAGAGGGTCGTGCGCTTAGGTGACGTTGGCCGTGGCGGCGGAGGTCGCCGTGGCATTGCCGGCGCCGTTCGTTCCGGTGACAGCGACGGAGATCGCCTTGGCGGCATCCCCTGCGACCAGCGTGTAGGTCGCCGCGGTGGCGCCCGAGATGTTCGTTCCGTCGCGCTTCCACTGGTAGGTGAAGCCCGGGTTGCCTGACCACACGCCGGGGATAGCGGTCAGGGTCTCGCCCTGCGTGAGCACGCCGGCGATCGAAGGCTTCAGGCTGTTGGCAGGCGCGACGAGCGAGGTGGGATCGACCACGATTTCGGTCTGGACCAGGCCGAGGGTGAAGACCTCGAGGATGAAATCCTCGTTCCGACCATTGGGGCGCGTCGGGCCCGTGACGAGGCCGCGGTTGTAATAGACCGTGTTGGTCGAGTTCGCGTCCGGGGCGTCGGCGTCCTCGAACTTGACCGCATAGAGCAGCTTCGTCTTGCCGGCGGCGCGGAGAGCGACCTGGCCGGGGTCCGTCGGGTTACGCGCGCACTCGATCGTCGGGTCGCCCGCGTTCGAGATGCCCTTCTGCTTCTGGGTGACCTCGGTAGCCAGCTCGTCGTAGCTGACGATGTTGGTGTTCGTGCCGGACTCGCCGACGGCGCCGACATTGCTCACCTCGACGTAGGTCAGGGCTGCGAACTGGCTCTGGTTGAGGGTGGAGGGCTGGGGCGTCGTGCAGATGAAGACCTTCCGGCCCTTGTTGGTATTCGCCATGGCGAAACTCCTTGGATCGTAGTGGCGGGTGGATGGGCCGGCTGGCCGGTGGCTATGCGAAGACTTCGTAGGAGACGGTGACCGGCACCTGCCAATGCGTGTCGTCGGCGAGCGCCGGCCCGACGTCTGGCGCCTTGGTGACTCGGGTCGTAATGCCGCCCGACCGCAGCGGCATGTCAGGAAGGAAGTGCGCTGCCACCTTGCCGGCGATTTCCGTGGCCGCTGAGCCGCCCGCGTTCAAAGGGGTGAAGACGTCCACCTGCAGCAGCCCGATCCGCTGGTGAGGCTCCGCTGAGCCGAGGAAGAGCCGTCGGTTGGTGTTCGGAAGATGCGAGGCCCGAAGATAGCTGGCTGGCTTCGGGTTCAACGAGACGTTGGGCCACGCGATTGGCAGGGCCGGCGAATGCACGAAGGCCGCGAGCCGTGCGAACAGCGCCTGCTCGATGTTGCCCTCTACCGTGGCCACAACCATGCTGATAGATTCCTCGTATGAAGCCGCTCAGCGACAATCAGGCCCATGATCTGCTCACCGAGGCGCGCCGTGCGCTGGGCAATGCCCCCGGCTCGACCGTTCGCGCCGACACGGCCCTGAAAGCCGCCCGGCAGGCGCTGTCCGGCCTTGCCCTCGCCTTGCTGGTCGCTTCCGAAAGCGGCTCGGACCAAGTGCCTGGCGTCACAGGCCCAGACGGCTCTTAAGCTCGGCCGCCTTGCCGTCCACGATCTCCGGCCACTGCTGTGCCGCTGTTCTCACAAACGCGTCTGGCGTCTGCCCGCGCGCGCCATACTCGCGGTGCGCTGAATAGGCCGCCGTGTAGCCGAGATAGATCGTGTCGCCGAGTTCAGATCCGGCGATCACCGCCTCGATCACGCCAGCGTCATAGGAATAGGTCTGCCCTTTCACTGGCACCTTCTTCGGGTCGATGAGCGGCATGGCAGAGGTCGAGGCCATCAGGGAAGATCGGAGCATGCCGGTGGCGACGCGCATGCGGCCGCCGGCGTTGCGGGTCGTCTGCACCCGTGCCGCAAGCTCCTGCACGCTGGCCTTGAACACGGCCTCCTCGGCGCCCTTTACCTTCCTCACCCAATCGGCGACCTGGGTCGCGAAGGAGAGGTTGGCCATCAGGCAGCCTCGGCTTTGAACCGCTCCACGACCGAGGCGAAATAGTCGATGTCATAGCTCACGACGCAGCGGCAGGCGCTGATCTCGGAGATCGGGGCGCGAGGGTCGCACGGGAATCGGAGCACAGCGCCCGACGGCGACTGAAACACGCCCTCCATTGGGACCTTCTTGCCGTTCAGCACCCGATGGGTATGGCGCACGCGGTTGTCACCGGCCGATCGCCAGATCTTCGTGACGTCCTCGACCCGAATCTTGCCGGCCGCGATCTGCTGCCGGATGGCGTCGTCCCGGCCCTTGCTCAGGGCCATCATGGTTTCGGTGCGGGCAAGAAACTCGCCTCGCAGTTCGAGCAGCCTGTCGCTGTAGCGCCCGATGATGCGGGGGATCGTCTCGGCATCCAACGGCTTGCCCGATTTGATCGCCGCCAGGATCGTCCGGTCGAAGCGCTTGTCACGCCGCTCGCGCCCGAGATAGGCCCGCAGCTGCGCCGGGTCGCCTGACATCAATTCCCGCCTGGCGTTGGCGACATACCGCTCCTGCGCCGACGTGATCCCGATGATCCCGCCCTCGCGCCGCCCTGTGACGCGGTTGACGCGGCCGACGACGTTTAAGGCGGTTGCGCGCGGGTTCTGCCCCTCCGCCAGGCCCTCGCTCAGAGCCAGCCGGATGGCAACACGCTGATCGTCGAGGATGGCCGTTACCAGGGCGGAGGAATGCTCCCGCAGCCAGGTCTCGGCCTCCAGGTTGCGAACGCCGAACCGGAAGACCACCCGACCGCCTTGCGGATCGCGGACCTTCGGCAGGCTCCCGACCGTGGCCATGCCTCCCGAATTGTAGGCGTCGGCCAGCCGCAGCTCGAGCTTGGAAAATGCGGCCGCGTCCAATTGCAGGGCCTGCAGCGCGCCCTCGATGTCGCCGCGCTCCAGCCGCTCGACGACGATCTTGAGCACGACGGTGTTCACGATGTCGGCGATGGCCTCCATGAACGCCGCGCGGACGGCATCTTCCTGGGTGGCCAGAAGGCCTTCGATGAGGTCTCGATCGGAACGACGGGCCATCGGTTATCCCGCACACCACGCCTTCCACGCAACCGGGTCGCCGGCGGCGGGGATAGGCGTGAGATTGGTGATGGAACGGACGGCGCCATCGATCACGAGCTTGTCCGTCAGCACCGGCGTGACCTCGGGGATGGCAAACATCACCATGTCCCCGGTCTCGACGATGAGCACGCCGTTCTCATACCGCTGGTGCTCTCGGGTGACGGTGGCCTTCAGATCGTAGGTCGTCTGCGTCGGTGCGCCCGGCTCCCAAGGCGTGGCCGGATCCGGTGCCCCTGGGGTTACGCGGACGAGTTGGACAACGCCCTGCTGGAACCGGCCGAGCAGCCGGGTCGCGGTCTGCTGCATGCGCGCGTAATCGAAGCGGGCCATCAGACCACCAGAATGCCCGGGATGGCCTGACAGAGCAGACCGGCCAGCATTTCGTCAATCACGGTCACCACAGGCCGGACGGCGTCGGCGCCGAGCGATGCCGCACTGGCATAGGCCACTTCAATGTCGCCGACCTTCTCGCGCGTCACCAATTGCGAGGCGACATAGTCCGGCGAGAGCGAGTTCGGCGCCGCGAGTTCGCGCAGCGCCGCCTCATAGGTCGCGTTGCCGATCACGTCGGGGATGACGCTGGGAGGGATGGCGAACCCATCACGCGTCACCGCCCCTGTCCTCGGCCAGGCCTGAGCCTGCGCATAGCCGCCGGTGCGGACGCCGACGAAGCGGGATCCGTACCGGCCATCGATATAAGCGGAAGCCCGCACCAAGGCCGGCAGCACGGCACCGGCCGGGACAGTAGCCCCGATCGATGCCGCATATGCCGCGAGCCCGGCCTCGGTGCCGTAGTTGGGCATGGTCAGACCTTCGCCTGCAGAGCCGTGACGATGGCTTCCTTGGTGTCGGGGGTTTCATCGCCGAGGATCTTGCGCGCCTCGGCCTTGAAGGTCTGGAAGTGGAGCTCGTCGGCCTTGGCCAGCAGTTCCGCCGGGCCCAGCGCCGTGTCGGCGGGCTTTTCCGCCGGGGGCTCGACCTCCTCGATCGTGAACCAGTTGGTCCCCTTCGCAATCTTCAGCTCTGCCGCGGAGAGTTCGACGTCCACCGTCTGGCCCGGGTCAACGAGAACCTGCCCGCTGACGGCGTTGAGGCCGCGAGGGCCCTTCTGAGTGTTGGTGATCTTCATGGGGCTCTCTCCTAGACGCCGTCGAGATAGCGGACGGCCTTCGGGCGCTTGATGTCGACGCCGCCGAGGCGGAACACGCCCGGGACGTCGAAGCGCATCGGGCCGGTCTGCCATGCAGGCAGGAAGCGGAAGGGCATCGGAAGATGCATCTTCAGCACGTCCGGCGAGCGGCGGTAGGCGACCATGCGCTTGGTGCCGCCGGCTCCCGCCGCATCGAGATATCCGAACAGGCCGCGGATGGTCAGCGGCTGGCCGGTAGTGCGGGTGTAGATGTTGTTCCGCTCGATCCATTCCAGGATCGTGGTCTGGTTGACCGCATCGATGCGGCGGGTCGAAAGGTCCAGCAGCACCGAATACGGCATCGTCAGCGTGTCGGCGATCTCGCCGCCCAGCGTGCCGGTGAACATGCCCGTCAGCTGGCCGTTGATGTCGCGCAGCACCTGATCGGGCGTCTTGCTGGCGAAGGTCGTTGCCGAGCCCGTACCGTCCGCCGGCGCCGTGGTGGCCGTCGGCGACGTGGCATTGACCAAGCCAGTGAAGCCCTTGGTGGCATCGCCGCCGAAAGCCACCTGGTCGATCTTCTCTTCCGACACGCGACGGGCCAGCGAGGCCTTGTCGTTGGTCAGGTTCATGCCGAGCAGCTGAGCCTTGCCCAGTTCCTCGAGATCGTAGCCGTAGCCGATGCCGGCCATGTGGACGCCGGTCTCGAACTTCTCGCGGCTCAGGTCGACATTCGGCATGTCGTGGGCCTTGCCCGAGAACCACTGGGCCTGGCCGACGCCATCCATCGAGAAGTAGGTGACCGAGTTGATCCATTCCGGCGCCGACGTGTCGACCGGGATCAGGTTCGGATACTGGATCTCCTGATATCGCTGCTGGTAGACCGTCGGTTCGATGATCGACTGCTGCGAGATGAGGAAGTTCATCGAACGCTGCTGAGCGTCCTGAGTCATGAAGTTCATGGGACGCTCCTTACGGGGTGTTCAGGCGGAGGGCAGCCAGACCGGCGCCAGCAGTGCTGGTGTCCCAGGTCGCGCCCGCGATGAGGGTGTTGGACGTCGACGTCTTGCTCAGAACGCCGGTCGCCGGGGTGTAGTAGACGGGATCGCCGACCGCGACGGCCTCAGAAGCCTGGACGACGATGACGCCGCGCTTCATCACCGCGACATTGGCATACTGGGCATAGATGTCGGCCGGCTGGCCCGGGTCGGCGACCGCGATGCCGACGAACTTGGCCGTGGCCTCGGAGTCGACAACCTGGTTGTCCGCCGTACCCTGCACCGCGACCTTGCCGAAGCCGATGCCTTCGACATCTTCGGCGACGCGGGTGACGATATCGGCCGGCTCCTGGTTGAGGACCATGCCCTCATACCAGCGGGCGTGAGTGGCGCCATAAGTGCTCTGGATCGTGGGCATGTTACGCCGCCTTTCCGTTCGGGTTCTGCCAAGCCTGCGTGAGGCCGTCGGTCATGGCCTGGTAGGCCTTGCCGCTGGCGTCCGCGTCGTTGGTCGGGTTGAGGCCCAGCTGCACCACGGTGCGGAAGGGATCGGTGCCGGAGCCCTTGGCGGCGTCCTCGGCGAGGATGTCGAAGCGGGCGTCGATGTAGGCGGCCGGCTTGTCCTTGATGGCGGCGTCGCCGATCTTGGCCGCGACCACCGCGTGACGGATCTCGGCGTCCGACTTGCCGTCGGTGGCGACCGTCGGGACGATGGCCTTGGCCTTGGCGATCAGGTCGCTGCGGGACTTCACGGCGGCGTCCAGCGCGGCCGCGTCCATCACCTTGCCCTTGAGGGCGTCGATCTCGGCGTCCTTCTTGGCGAGCTCGGAATCCTTGGCCGCGAGAGCGGCGGCGTGGTCCGCGATAAGCTTGTCCTTGCCGGCCGAAGCATCAGCCAGGCGCTGCTGGAGCGTCGAGATGACGGTGGCACCCTGATCGGTCACTTCGATAGGGATTCCGTCGACGGTAACCGTCTTCAGGGTCATGGTTGGTTCCTTGTCAGGAGTTGCGTCATGAGTGGGCGAAGCGCCCCACGCACCGTCACCGATGCGAGCTTGCGAACCGGCCCGCGCCCGATCGACGAGCGCCAGGTGGTTGATCTTGATGTTGCGCTGGATGGCGTCGTAGGGCTGGCCATCGGCCGTCTCGCCGGGCGTCCAGTCGAGGTCGCAGTTGTAGCCGGCGGAGAGCTCACGCTTGCCGTCCTCAACAGCCTTGATGGCGGCGGCGTCCTTGAGCACCAGCGGGAGGTGCACCCACTCGCCGTCCTTCTTGGCGGCGGTGCTGACCTCGCCGACGGCGAGCTTGGCCCAATTGTCGGCCGTCACCGCCTCGGCCGGATGGTCGTTAGTGACCGGTGCGTGGCTAAAGCTCTGGAGGCTGGCGGCCGCGAACACTTCCTCGGCCGGGCGATAGACGCGCACCACTGCCTTGTCGGCCATGCCCACCTCGGACCCGGCATAGAGCTGGATGCCCGTGCGGACGGATTTCGCGGTGGCAATGAGATAGCCGTCGGCGGTCCGGCGAGGCTTACCCTCGACGGTTACAGCGTCGGTGAATTGCACGTAGTATCCTTTCCTCAACAAGGAGGAATCAGATGGGCGAATGGGCCTTTGACCCGCTCATAGCGAGACAGATCATTGCCGGCCGTATCATGCGCATCCCCACTTTGCGCGGGATGGCGGAATACAATGGTGGCGTAATGAGCGACAGGCTTTGGCAGGCCATCGAACCGAAGTGGCAATGGCACGACACGATATCGACCAAAGAGCTGCAACGGAGGTGCCTCGAGCCCTAAACGGCTGCTTCGGCCGAAGCAGATCCCTGGCCGGCACTGACCTCTTCGAATATCTCCGGCCCGAGCACGATCCGGCCCTGGTAGGGCTCGACCTTCGACAGATCGATGTCGCCGCCGACCTGGATCGAGATGTGGGGCTGGTATTCAGGCCAGTCCCACGAAGCTCCGGCCTCGACAATCTCGCGATGGCGCCAGACCAGTTCGTTGGCCGTGATCAGCAGGGCGATGTATTCGCCACCCGGTCCCATCCGCTCCATCTGGCGCGGCCCGCCGGCGGCGATGTCCAGCTTTTCCGACCATGAGGTGCCGACGGCGAACCAATCGACCGGCGTGGTGCTGTAGGCGATCGTGACGTGCAGGTCCGGCTCGATATCGGTGAAGCCCTGCCCCTTCGCCCAGGCGATGATCTCAGCGGCGTTCGTGACCTTGCGGCTGACGTAGAGGGTGCGCGGCGCGGCATCGGCCACGGGCTTCTGCGAGGGCTGCACGGCGGCCTGCGGCGTCGCGGCGGCCTCAAGATCCTGATCGTCGTCCTCCTGCTCGGAAAGGCGGCCGTATTCCTCCATTGCCGCCTCAAGGCCTGGCAGCGAGCCGTCCTCGATGAAGGTGTTCACCAAGGCGTCGGATAGCGCCTCGATCGGCATCAGAGCCGGGCTCGAGTCCGTGCCGGCGAGCGCCCGGGCCGCATCGGCCTTGGTCTTGAAGACGTCGGCCTTCTCCTTCTCCGACATGCCCCAGAGCGGCGCCCAGGTGTAATGGATGGCCGGGTCCCGCGCGCCGGTGGCAGAACGGATGATGCATTCGTCCATCCGGGCCATGGCCGGCTCCATCTCAAGCTCCTGCATGGAGCTGAGGCGGTCGTAGTAGTTCCGCAGGTCGGATTCGCCCGTGGCATTCATGCCGGCCGGGGACTGGCCGAACAGCCGCGTCATTGGGATGTCGGCCGCGCCCGAGGCAATCTGCATGAAGCGATCGAGCACATCGGGCAGCGTGGCGAATGACGCCGTCTTGGTCTCGTATTCCTCCTCCTTGTCGAGCATCAGAGTGCCGTTGATGCCCTTGGCCGTGGCCGCGAGGGTGTAGCGCTCGATCAGCTTGGCCCGATAGTTGGCGTCGGCCAGGTTGGCCATGAAGTTCGGCACCCGGATGACGTCGATCTTGGCCTCGAATACCAGCGAGGCGATGTTCGCCGCGGTCGCGTCGGCCTGCTTGATGGCGTCCATGGTCGATTGCAGCACGCTGTCACCCCAGCCGAGCTGGGTGTTGGCGAACTCCTCATCGGGCTGCGCTGCGCCGTGGAAGATCACCAGCCGCGACGGATGGATGTCGATCTGCGCCTTGGTGCCTGCGGTCAGCTGGTAAATGCCCGGTCGGCCGTAGGTCTCGGACTGAGGGTCCCGATCCGTCTCGCCGGCGGTGAGCTGCCGACGGGTCAGCACCGTCAGATACCGCAGCCCTGCCTTGCCGATGCGCTCCAGGTCGAGCGGCGCGGCGAGGTTGGCATCCCCCGTGCCCAGCATGATCGCAGCACCACCCCACAGACGGGCCTTGGTACGGGCCTCCAGCACCTTGCCCTTGACGTTCAGGCGCTTCTCTTCGGCCTCGATCGCCTCGATCTGAGGGGCCTTGGCCTGCCAGTCGCGCCACGCCCGCACGCTGTCGAATGCGGGGATGTCGACGATCTTCCGCGGCAGCCAGGCTGTGCGGTAGGCGGCGAGCAGTTCGACATCGGAAAGCAGCGACAGGACATAGCCCGACGATGCCGCCTTGTCCCGGCCGGTGCCGAGGTTTGCCACCAGGTTGGTGAGGCTGTCGCCGACATTTCGGGCGAACTGAACGACGCTCATGTCCGCTCCTAGATGTTGGCCAAGGTGAAGGTCGAGCCCAGCGCCAGCTCGTTCAGAGCGTCGGCGAAGGCGTCAACCTGGTCGTCATGTTGTGCGTTCGGGAACGAGCACACCTCATCGAGGAAGGTGTCGTTCCATGGTCCTCGCACCAGCTTCACGTTGCCGGCTTCAGCCTGGGCCGAGGCAGGCTTGGCGCGCACCGTCTTCTCGCCGGTAGGCAGCACGACGATGACGTCGTATCCAGCCAGCAGCTTGACCTTCGTCGCCGCGTCCGACTTGCCGGCGGCGCCGGGGTCCTGCGGCATCCGAATACGGACAGTCAGGCCGTCCTGCGTGGCGGTGTTCTTCAGGTTGGTCTCGACATCGCCTGGCGTCCACCGATCCCTGCGCACATCCTGCACGTAGAATATGCCGCCGACGTGCTTCATCTTCAGGCCGACGGTCCAGTCAGGTGACCGGCCCGGCACCGCCTTTGATGCCGCGAAATCCCATGCCCTGCATTCCTGCCCGCCAGCCGGCACGGCGTCAACAATCTCGAAATCGCCCCGTTGGAACATGCCGCCGGAGCGTGGCGCCGGCCGCTGCTGGAACTGACCGGCCACGGCATAGGAGCCCATCGGCACCTTGTCGCGATCGACCACAGAGCGCGGGAACCGCTCGGGGAAGAGCAGTTCGCCCTCATAGGTGCGCGGATCTTCGAACCCGATCGACGTCTTGCACCGGCGGTCCGGCTCGAACTCCATTGGGAGCATCAAGTGCTCGTATCCGAGCCCCAGCTTCTGGATCTGGCCCGAGACATCATCCTCGTGCAGACGCTGCATGATGACGATGATGGCCGAGGTCTTCGGGTCGTTTAGGCGGGTTGGCACCGACTCGCGGAAGATGCGGGTCGTGTTCAGACGCTCGGCCTCGCTCTCCGCCGTCTCCGTTGAGTGCGGATCATCAATGATGACACGATCGCCGCGGCCGCCGGTCAGGGATGCGAAGGGCACGCCCTCGCGGAACCCAGTCTTCGTGTTGGCAAAGGACGCTTCACCCGCCCGAACGAGCTCGACCTCGGGCCAGAGCGACCGATACCACTCCGACTGCACCAGGTCGCGCATTCGACGGCTGTCGCGCTTGACGTATTTCTCCGTGTAGCTGCTGGTCAGGTAGCGGAGCGACGGGCGCTCCATCGGCCCCCACTCCCAAGCCGGCCACAGAACCGAGGTCAACAGCGATTTCATGGTGCCGGGGGGCACGTTGATCAGCAGGCGATTGATCCGGCCGTCGGTGACCGCTTGCAGGTGACTGCAAATGGCATCGAGGTGCCAGCCGTGGATGTATTCCGAGCTGGGCTCGACGACATGCCAGGCCTCGCGCACGAAGCCCGCCAGCGACTGGCACCGGGACCGGATGGCCTCGGCATCCCGCTGGACTCGTTCGCGCTCCCTGACCGCCTCTCTACGTCTCCGCTCCGCCCGGATCTCCGCCAGTGTCGGCAAGCGGGCCGAGGATGGCCTCAAGGCGGTCGAGGTCGTCATCCGTCACCTTGGTGAGATCGTAGGAGCCGATGGAGCCGGAGTGCTTGTGCTTCTCGACGATGAGGCCGAAGAGCTTCGCCTTGCCCATGGTTGCGGAGACGGCGGCACCTGTCTGCTTCTCGGTGAGAGCCAGCGCGCGCGCCTCTTCCAACTCGGCGGCGAGGGTTTCGACTGTCACCTCGACGCGCTTGGCGCTTCGGCCCTGCAATTCTTCCACCCGCTTCCGGATGTTTTCATTTGCTTTCATGCGCGTGGCGTTGCCGCGATTGGGCGAGTAGCCGGCTTGCGCATACGCCTCGTCCGCTGTCTTGCCCTTGGCTAGAGCCTGAGCGAAGCTCTCATGACGAGGATTGGGGAGAACGGGCATGGGTTATCGCTATGACGTCGGCCAAGTTTGTCTGAACGGCCACGTGATCACCGGGAACATCCGTGATGGCAACGCCACGCGCTTTTGCGCGTCTTGCGGTGATCCTACTGTGACGGCGTGCGAAGGCTGCAAAGCTCCGATCCGGGGAGATATGACGGAGACGGAATACGACTACCAATACCCCATGACGGGGGTGCCCCGCTTCTGCGCAGAATGCGGGAAGCCCTTCCCCTGGACAGAGCGAGCCGTTAGCGCCGCAAAGGAACTCGCTGACGAAGTTGAGGGCATCGACGATACAGAGCGCGAGAAGGCCAAGAACAGCTTCATCGCCCTGGCGTCGGACACCCCGCAAACCACGGTTGCGGCCACCCGCGTCAAGAAATTGATCGCCAAAGCCGGGCCCATCGTCGGCAACGGGATTCGTGAGATCGTCGTCTCCATTGCCACCGAGGCGGCCAAGAAGTCGATGGGGCTGTAAGCTAGGGCAGTAGCCAGAACCGGGCGACGGCCACCCCATAGAGCAGCAGTGCCACGGCGATGTCTGCGGACGTCATGCTGCGAGCCCATTCGCGGCGGTCAGCCGCCCGGCCGCTATCTGCGCGCGGCGGCGAGCACACTCCTGCTTGCCGTTCGCCGCATATCGGGTGCCGGACTTGGGCAGCCGGCGGCGGCGGTTCGGCGTGACCTGGGCGACCGATGGCAGACCGCGAACCACTTGGGGCGGCGTGACCACCGATGCGGCAGCACCGCCGGCGAATGCCATAGCGAGCGCGGCCATGCTCAGGCCCATGAACGAGCGACGGAACATACTGTTCTCCGGGTTTTCAATGCGTGCTAGGTTTGGGCTGCCGGCGACAGCCCGGCCGCTCTGGGGTCACCGATGCAAAGGCTCTCAGCAGTATCCTCCGCGAGGTTCACAGACTGCGGAGAGACCGGCCAGGCATCGTCGGCTCTTTCGTGCTAGATCGTCTCTGCCGGCAGATGCTGGCCACTCCGGGCAAGTCAGCGGAAAGACCCCCGGCAGTATCCCTCGCAGTGGTTGAAACACGCGGGGAGATTGGTCAGGCCGTTCTCCCTGGCGGGGCCCGCAAAAGTCCCGCCGGGAGATCGGCATTATCTCGAATTGGTGGCCGGGAGGGCGAACCTCACCGGCCGGCGCCCCTAGCGGGGGCTTGAACGATCACGTCGCAGGCTGCTCGTACCGAGCGAGGATCTTGCGGCGCCGCTCTGCTTGCTTCTCCGACCAGGCCATGTCGCGGGCCTCGGGAACATCGATCGGCCTGGCGTCATCGCCCATGAAGGATCGTGGCGACGCAGAAATCGACAGGCTATCGATTTGCCCCCCCTCTATGCCCTCATGTTGTGCCACCCGTCCATAGTCGGGATATCGCAAGTTTATGCTTGCCTTACAGAGGCTTAGCGCAACCCGCTCATGGATAAGGTCGGTCAGGCGATAGGCCGTCCTACGGGCGATGCGGTTTTTGCGGCACCAACCGGCGAATGAGCGCTTTCCCGCCTCGCAGGATGCCCGGGCCCATACGATCTGACGGGCCTTGTCCTCGTCCACGAGAGCATTGATCCAGGCCAGAGCCTCCTCGGCCCGGGAGATTGCGGCCGCGCCGGGAATGTAGCGCACCTGCACCTGGCCATAGCCATAGGCCTCGTTCCGATCCTGGGCGAAGACGGGCCACAGGCTCTTGATGCGGCCGGGTCCGACGCGCTCGACAAGGATGTGCGCCTGAGTGTCGGCTGCCTCGACCAAGCGTTCGCGGACGAGCAATGCGGTCCAAGTCATAGCAGGCTCCCTTGTTGTTCTGGGGTCAGGGCGTCGCGGAGAGCCATGACGAGGAGGATGTAGATCCGGCTGCGCTTGGAGAACCGGCGGCCGGTCATGGCCTGGCGGCGGATCTCTGCGAGCTCGATCGCGTCGAATGCGGCCATGAAGTCGCCGGCGCGCGCGTCCGCCCACTCGGGGAAGTCGAGGACGATGTCGGAGACCGCGAGGATGGTCTCGGACCACAGCTCGGCGGTGTTGTTGCGCGACCAGAGGATGGCCTTGAGGACGAACAGGAGATGGCCGTCGCCATGCTTCAGCACGATCCGGCGCATGACCTGCCGGGCGTGCGTCTGCCGAGGCCGCCGCCGCTTGCGATACGGGACGATCTTGATGCCAAGCTGATCGCAGAGACGGTCGATCTTCGACAATCAGGGCTTCCCCAGCTTCTCGATCCTGTGCGCGATCTCGATGCCGGCCTTAAGCTTCGCGGCGGCAGCCCGACCGACCGCGCCGGCACGGTTCCGGCTGTTGGCATAGTCCCGCGCGATCCGGGCGCAGTCGGCGATCGCCTGCTTTCTGGCCGCGTCCATGGCGGCGTGAATCGTCTCGGAGCTGGTCGTGACCTTCACAGCATGGTCCCCTGCTCGCGCCAGTCCTCGGTGAGGGAGGAGAAGCGGGTGAACCGGGCCTCGCGCTTGATGTTCCGGCGGATGCCGCCCTCGGCGAACCGGGCCTTTAGCCCGATCAGTTCCGCCTTGCCCTTCACATGCTCGCGCCGGGCCTCGATCTCGTCTTTGCGCGCGCCGGTCCGGGCGTTGGAAAGCATGTGGTCGATCCACTGCTCCTCGACATAGAGGGCTATCAGGCCGTCCAGATTCTCGAGAGCGCCGGCGCCGCCGTAGGCATCGCCACGGACCGGCCGCGGATTGTCCCTGCCCTGCCCGTCGCTGTTGCGCTGCATGAGCAGAATGCCGGCGTTCTCCGTCTCCTGCATGAGCGCCTTCAGGTCGCCATAGACCTGGTTGACGCCCTCGGCGAGCATGGTGCGGCGGTCGGTGAAGCTGACGCGCTTAGCGTGGTCGATGATGACCAGCCCGCGCCCGTGCTTCCGATTGAAGGACCGGACCCACATGGAGATCTCGGCCGTGGTCGGGCGCCCCATCTTGCGGACCTCGAACGGCTTCCCGCGCATGGCATTTAGAACGGTGATGACCGAGCCGACCTCGTTGTCGGTGGCGCGGCCCTTGCGGAGATCATTGGACTGCACCGAGGCCCGCTGCGAGGCGATCTGCTTGTAGACCTCCTCCGGCTTTTGGTCGCCAGAGAGGAACAGGACGGGATAGCCAGCTTCCATGGCGTGATAGGCCTGCTGGAGCGCAAAGCTGGTCTTGCCGCCGCCGGAGTCAGCCAGGAGGCCGACCAGCCAGCCGAACTCGAGATCGTCGCCCAACACCTGCTGCGCCTCGCCGATGAACCAGGGGATGGCCTCACTCTTCTGGCGCTGATGCGCGAGGCTGACCTCCTCGATCGCCCGGACCGCCGCATCGCCTTCGTCAGACGGCCGCCCCTTGCCGATCGCCTCGGCGAACTGCTTCTCGCACTCGGTGATCAGGTCCTCGGTCTTCGAGCCAGGCTGGGACAACGAGGCCCATTCGTGGATCCGCTCGGCCGCGAGCACCAGGCCCCGGCGAACGGCCGCGTCCTTCACGGCGGTGGCGAGATCCACGACGGCATAGGGCATTGGGAACTCGGCGAAGAGCCGCACGACATAGC